CTATACGGTAATGCTGGTGGTCCATTAAATATAACTTCGGCAGGATCAGAAGGTCAAGTATTACAAGCATCTGATACTGGCGTTCCTCAATTTGGAATGCTAGACGGAGGCACATTCTAATATAAAGATTTTGTTATGGATCAGAATATATTTATTAATACCTATATTGATGTTGTTATAAACTCTTTACAAGATTACGTAAAAGCTAATCTGCAACTACAAACTCAAATCAAAGTAAACGAGTTTGTAGTTGCGGAAAAAGATAAAGTGATATCATCATTGACGCAACAATTAACCGAAAACAAAACAGCAGAAGATTGGAAAGTTAAATATGAAGCTGCTGAAAACAACTACTCGGCTATTTTAGGCAAACTTAAACATATGGATGCTTTGTTAAGTCAAATCAATGATATGAAAAAATTAGTTCTTACTAAGGATGCACAGATAGAACTACTCAACAAAGAAATTGAAGAACTGAAAAGTCCTAAAAAGGTCATAAATACTAAAACGAAGAAGAAAGAGATATCTTTATCAATCGTTGAAGATAAACCAAAAGAAACAACTTTAGATGACTTTTAATGGCAAATACAGTAATCGCGCTTAAAAAATCAGCAATACCTTCATCTGTTCCTTCAAATCTGGCCAATGGCGAGTTGGCTATCAACTATGCCGATGGTAAACTATTCTACAAAGCAGCTAACGGAACAATCTCTTCAATCAGCGGAAATGAACCAAACTACTTTGGTACAGTAAATGCCAATAACACACTAGTCATTGCTGATACTCCAGGCGACATTCTTACAATTGAAGCAGGTCAAAACATTGATATTGTTGGTGATGCAATCAATGATAAAATCACAATTTCTGCACTAGTAGCTCAGGGTACTACAGGCGCTCAAGGCACGACTGGATCACAAGGCACTATTGGCAGTCAAGGTGCCACTGGTACTCAAGGTGCTACTGGCTCTCAAGGTATTCAAGGTAGACAAGGTACAACGGGAAGTCAAGGCTCTACAGGTGCTACTGGTTCTCAAGGCGCAACAGGAACACAAGGTTCTACAGGTACTACTGGTTCTCAAGGCACAACAGGTTCTACTGGCTCTCAAGGCACAGCAGGCCCTCAAGGTTCTACAGGAACAACTGGTTCTCAGGGTACAACAGGATCTACCGGATCACAAGGTATCACAGGAAGTCAAGGTACAACAGGATCTACTGGTTCACAAGGCGTCACTGGTTCTACTGGATCTCAAGGTACTACTGGATCACAGGGTACAACAGGTTCTACAGGCGCTCAAGGTGCAACTGGTACTCAAGGCACACAGGGTGTTCAAGGCACAACTGGCAGCCAAGGTACCACAGGCGCGCAAGGTGCGACCGGCACACAAGGCGCGACAGGTTCACAAGGTACTACAGGCGCTCAAGGTACTACTGGTAGCCAAGGAACTACAGGCGCCCAAGGCACTACTGGATCACAAGGTTCTACAGGCGCTCAAGGAACCACAGGCACTCAAGGTGCAACTGGTGCCCAAGGTACACAGGGTATTCAAGGTACCACTGGTAGCCAAGGAACCACAGGCACTCAAGGTGCAACTGGTGCCCAAGGTACACAGGGTATTCAAGGTGGTGCTGGCCCTTCTAATATTATAAACTCTACAAGTGTTACTGTTGATGATTTAGTATTTCCTGTTTTTGTTACACTAACAGGATCAAATCAGACAGCACAATCAGCTCCAGGATTTACATTTAATCCCGCATCAAATACCTTGATTGTAGGAACAACTAATGTCGTAACAACTATCACACAAGCTTTTAATGTTGCAAACAATGCGTTGCCTCTGACAGGCGGTACGATTACTGGTAGTCTTCAAATTTCTGGTAATCTTAGTGTTTCAGGTAATACGACATTTGTAAACGCTGAAAATCTTAGAGTTGCTGATCCACTTCTCTATCTCGCAGGTAACAATTACACATCGGATGTTGTAGACATTGGATTTATAGCAAACTATGTAAATGCGACAGGTCAGAATGTTCACACAGGTCTTTATCGTGAACATCAAGATAAGATGTACTATTTGTTCCAAGGTTATGATCAAGAACCTGCAAACAATCATATCGGTGCATTCTCAAACAACATGACGCTGGCCGTTCTCAATGCGGATTTGAGAACGAGCAACCTTGTTCTTGGCGGCGCTAATGCTATTTTGACTATAGGCGCTGCATTTAATAAGGCCAACAACGATCTTGCAAATACATCTGGTGTTTCATTTAACGGTACTCTTAATTTTCCTGCAGGCAATGTCCAAATCGGTCGAACAAATTCTACAGTAGGCAATAACGTAAGACTTGATGTAGTTGGTGCAGTAAACGCTTCTGCATACTTCATTAATGGTAATCCTACAAACATACAAGGTGCTACTGGCGCTCAAGGCACAACTGGTACTCAAGGTGCTACAGGTTCTCAAGGTGCAACTGGTTCTCAAGGTACTACGGGTGCCACTGGCGCGCAAGGTACAACAGGCGCAACAGGAAGTCAAGGCACTACTGGAACAACAGGAAGTCAAGGCACTACTGGATCACAAGGCACAACAGGCGCTACAGGCGCTCAAGGTACCACTGGCTCACAAGGCACCACGGGCGCAACTGGTTCACAAGGAACGACCGGCACACAAGGCACAACAGGCGCAACTGGTTCTCAAGGCACTACTGGATCACAAGGCACAACAGGCGCTCAAGGCACAACTGGTACTCAAGGTGCTACTGGCTCTCAAGGTATTCAAGGTAGACAAGGTACTACAGGTTCGCAGGGAACTACAGGCACCACTGGCGCTCAAGGTACTACAGGATCAACAGGTTCACAAGGTGCGACAGGATCACAAGGTTCTACTGGCGCAACAGGAAGTCAAGGCGCGACAGGTTCTACTGGTTCTCAGGGAACAACAGGTTCTCAAGGTACCACAGGCGCTCAAGGTACAACTGGTACGACAGGCGATAAAGGCGGGGTTAGATATAATTTTTCTACAACCGTAACAGATGCAGATCCAGGCCAAGGCATAATAAGATATAATAATGCAACCATTGCATCTGTAACTCAAATATTCATCGACAATGCAGATATTAACAATGTTACAATGACTGCATGGTACGATACGTGGGATGATAGTACAAATCCTTCTCAAGAAGGCTATTTGTACATTATAGGAAATGCAGCCGGCAGCACTGTAACCAACATCTTTTCAGTAACAGGTGCAGTAACAGTTGCGGCTGGCTACTACAAGATACCTGTTTCATATGTTTCCGGTACATTACCGGCAGATGCGGCAACTCTTGCAGTAAACTTTACAAGAACAGGTAATATCGGCGCTCAAGGTACTACAGGTACTTCTGTTCAAGGCACTACTGGATCACAAGGCACAACAGGCGCTCAAGGCACAACTGGTACTCAAGGTGCTACTGGCTCTCAAGGTATTCAAGGTAGACAAGGTACAACGGGAAGTCAAGGCGCTACTGGCGCCACTGGTGCTCAAGGTACGACTGGAGCCGCAGGCCCGTCAACAACAATAAACGCCACTGCAACAACGGCCGCCGATACATTTTTCCCTGTATTTGTTACTGCACTAGGTTCAAATCAAACAGCATCAGGATCATCATCATTTACATATGAAGCATCAACTAATGCTTTAGTGGTTTCTGGCGGTTCTATACAAGCAGGTGATTTCTTACGCGGAACCTCAACAGCTTTGGCTATTGGAGGTTCTGGCGGTTCACCAAACTTTCAAAATCATGGAACATCAAGTTCTTTTGCAGGTGCTGCATATACTTCTGTCAACTGGGCTACATCTGGCTCTGGTATAGGTGGACTTCTTATGGCAAAATCTGATGGTGGCGCAGTAGGAACATATAGTACACTCGCAGCTGGTGTTAATTTAGGCGAAATTCGTTGGGTTGCTTCTGGAGCAACTGCATTTCAACAGGCAGCTTCAATACGCGCAAAAACAGCAGGTACAACATCCGACACTTCAGCTCCTGCAACTTTAGTTTTTGAAACATCAGCCTCAGGCTCAGTAACTCCAACTTCACGTATGGAAATAGATGAAACTGGTCAAGTTAATTTGTTTGATGTCTATGCCGACACTGTAGGTGCTACAAACAGAGACTTGTTCATCGACAGTGGTGGAAAACTTGGTTATGTTTCTTCCATTAGAGCTTCTAAGACTGAAATTCAAGATATGCCAAACATATCTTGGTTATATCAATTGAATCCTGTAACTTTTAAATATAGAAAAAAAGATGCTGAAGAAAATTATACAGATGAAATTGATGGCGGTATACAATACGGTCTAATCGCAGAAGATGTTGAGCAAATAAATCCTAATTTAGTTTTCTACGATGAAACTGAAAATGGACCTGAATTACGAGGTATTAATTATAGTATGCTTATAATGCCTCTTATCAAAGCTGTTCAACAGCAGCAATCTATTATAGAAAACTTGACTGCTAGAATTGAAGCTTTAGAGGCAAATCAATCATAAGATGTCGCATATATAATAATATACGTTAATACTGGAGTATATTATGAAATCTTTTGCGAAACTTGTTCTAGAACAAGGTGGTAAAATTAAGCCGCTTATTATAAATTCCTCTCTTACTAATGGCACAGGACTATTCAATCCAAGTCTTTTTGTAGATGATGGTCAAATTCATATCAATGTTCGGCATTGTCAATATACTCTATATCATGCTGAGTTGAATAAGCATGAACATCCGTGGGGACCTCTCCTTTACTTCAATCCAGAAAACGATATCACTCTCACTACAACTAATTATCTTGGACAACTTGATACCAATCTTAATCTAGCTTGGTCAAACAAAGTTGATACATCCAACTTTGATAAGACACCACTTTGGGAATTTGTAGGTCTTGAAGATGCAAGATTAGTCAAGTGGAATGATAAGACATATATGTGTGGCGTCAGAAGAGATACGACCACAAACGGTGAAGGCCGAATGGAAATGTCTGAAATCAAAATAACAGACAGAGATGTAGTTGAGATTTCTCGCTTCCGTATTCCTGCGCCTGGTAAAAATGACTCATATTGCGAAAAGAACTGGATGCCTATTCTTGACATGCCATTTCATTTTCTCAAGTGGTGCAATCCAGTTGAAGTTGTTAAAGTTGATCCTATCGCAAAGACATGCGAAACAATACATCTAGGAACTCAAAGATATTTTGATTGGGATTTAAGAGGTGGCGGACAAGTTATTCCATTTGAGAATGGTTATCTGACATTGACGCACGAAACCGATCTTTACACCAGTGAAGCAGGAAGAAAAGATGCAACATACAGGCATCGATTTGTCTTGTGGTCCAAAGACTGGATACCTATTCGTAGGTCTGAGAAGTTCTCATTCATGGATGCAAAGATTGAGTTTGCTTGTGGTCTTGCCGAATATAAAGATAACATATTAATAACTTTTGGTTTCCAAGATAATGCTGCTTTTGTATTGAGTTGCCCTAAAAACGTAGTGAAGGATTACATGAATGCTTGATAACTTGATTATTGATTATGTGAAAAATTCAGAAGATCCACAAACAAACTTAGCTCTTGCAAAAGAATATGAGAGAATTGGTCAGACAGCGGCTGCAATATCTTTTTATCTGAGATGTGCGGAAAGAACAGACAATATTTCTACAGAGTATTACTGTTTGGTAAAAATAGGACATTGTTTTGAAAAGCAAGGCAATCGTAACTATACAGTCAAGAGCATGTACAACGCAGCAATAGCCATAGATCCAAAAAGACCAGAGGCATATTACTTTCTCTCTAGAAAATATGAAGAAGAAAAGTTACACTTTGAGACTTACGCAACAGTTGAAATACCTTTAAAGTATGAAATAGATCAGACATTTGATCCTGAACTTGGCTACAGAGGTCGCTGGATGCTTCTTTTCCAAAAAGCTATTGCTGGATGGTGGCGCGGTAGAGGTATGGAAGCAAGAAAAATCCTACAGTCTTTGGTCAACGATTACTGGGATCAAATTGATGATGTACATAAAAAGTCAATTGAGAGTAATATCGTAAATTTAGGTTCTGGACCATACAGTTATGCATTTCGGATGTATGATGACAGTATGTGGCCGAAACTTAGATGTAAGTTTTCAGGTTCTAAGAACATCAAGAAGAACTTTTCACAAGTTTATCAAGACCTGTTTATTCTGTCTATGCTCAAGGGTAAAAGAAACGGCCAGTTCTTGGAAATTGGTGGCGCTGAACCTTGGATGGGCAACAATACGGCATTGCTTGAAACTGAGTTTGATTGGAAAGGTGTGTCCATTGAATATGATGAAAAGTTCATAGAGAACTATAAATCGGCCAGACCAAAGACAAAAGTGTTACATGAAAACGCACTTGCGATTGATTACAAAAAGCTTTTGTCAGAGAATTTTACTGGAAATGTAATTGATTATCTTCAACTAGACATTGAACCAGCAAGAAATACATACGAGTGTATGCTTAAAATTCCTTTTGATGAATATAAGTTTGCAGTCATTACATATGAACACGACTATTATGCCGATGTTACCAGAACATATCGTGAGAAGTCCCGTGAGTTCCTAAGATCAAAAGGTTATGTTCTAGTTGCCAATGATATATCGCCTGATGGTATTTGTAACTTTGAAGATTGGTGGGTTCATCCTGAACTAATCGATCCTGATGTGCTGAGAAAAATGAGTGATGTGACTAACGAAGCAAAAGCAGCAACAGATTATATGTTGTCTGGAAGTGAAGAAGAGGTTGTATTTAATATGAACATTAATAGTAGTTATGCGAAACGCGCTTTCATTGTTGATAATTTTTATGAAGATCCTGATAGCATTCGTGAGTTTGCTAAACAGCAAGAGTGTGTTGATGGTGGTTTAGGCCGTGGATTTATTGGTAAACGCACAAAGAACCAGTATCTTTTTCCTGGCATTAAAGAAGCATTTGAAAAGATCATGGGTAAAAAGATTACCAAGTGGGAGGAACATGGTATGAACGGTCGATTTCAGCTCAATATTGCTGGCGAGCCTGTTGTATATCATTGTGATGACCAAAGTTATGCGGCGATGATATATCTCACGCCAGATGCGCCACCAGAGACAGGCACATCTACTTTTAGACATCGTAGAACTGGTATTCGACATAAAGAACACCCTCAGATTACCAGTGCTTTTAACTACAAGACGTTCTTAGACAAGACGCCATACGACACGGTAGACAAGTTTGGTAATGTTTATAACCGATTGGTCATCTTTGATGCGGGTGCTATTCACGGGGCCAGCGACTATTTTGGCACAGATTTTGAAGATGGAAGACTTTGGCACATGTTTTTCTTTGATACGGAATAAACATAAATACTCTATAAAGAGGGTATTACATGGCAGTTCCAGCATCTAGAGAGCAACTAAAAGATTGGTGTCTTCGTCAGTTAGGTCATCCAGTTATAGAAATTAATGTGGATGATGACCAGGTAGAAGACCGTATTGACGAAGCTTTTCAGTATATCCAGCAGTTCCACTTTGATGGTGTAGAGCGTTGGTATCTAAAGCACCAGTTTACTCAAGAAAACATCGACAATGGATGGATTCCTATCAGTGATAACATTATCGGTGTAACCCGTATTTTCCCTATTTCATCTTCTAACGCAACCATCAATATGTTTGACCTGCGCTATCAGTTGCGTCTACATGAACTTTATGACTTTACCTCTACTTCTTATACCAACTATGTTATTACCATGCAGCATATTCGCACTCTGGATATGTTGTTCTCTGGTGAAACACCCGTGCGTTTTAACCGTCATACAGATAAGCTATACATTGACATGAATTGGGCTATGATTTCTGCGGGTGAATGGGCAGTTATCGAAGGTTGGGTTATTATTGACCCTGACACATACCCACAAGTTTACAACGACCGTATGCTCAAGAAGTTGGCCACAGCTTATATTAAGAAACAATGGGGTAACAATCTTAAGAAGTATCAGGGTATGCAGCTACCAGGCGGTATTATGATGAATGGTCAGCAAATTTATGAGGAAGCTGTACAAGAAATTACGGAACTAGAACAACTCATTCGTGACACTTTCGAAGAGCCACCACAGTTTATGGTAGGTTAAAATGGGAACGTCCGTATACTTCAACAACTATTCTGTCGGTGTTATAAACGAGCAGCGACTTTTAGAAGATTTGATTGTTGAGTCAATCCAAATCATGGGTCATGACTGTTTTTATATTCCAAGAGATTCCTATAATGGTGATGATGAAATCTACGGCGAAACCATAAATGCTAGATTTACACGCGCATATTCGATGGAAGTCTATCTGGCTAACGTAGAAGGTTATGAAGGCGACGGCGATTTCTTCTCTAAGTTTGGCTTAGAAATCCGCGATACTTCTAACTTTGTTGTTTCCACTCGCGCATTTAACAAATATGTACCAACTAACATTGCTGACAGACCACGTGAAGGCGATCTGCTTTATGTTCCAGTCATGCGTAAGCTATTTGAAATTAAGTTCGTTGAAGAAGAACTAAACTTCTTCTCTATCGGTAAACGTAATCCCTATATGTATGAATTACGTTGCGAACTATTCCGTTTCTCAGATGAAAACTTTGATACAGGTGTTGAAGAGATTGATGATGTTGAAAAAGAAGCATCATATACAATTGAACTAACACTTGGTAGCGGTTCAGGCAACTATCTATCTGGAGAACTTGTTTATCAAGGATCTAATGTATCGACATCAAATACAAAAGCAACTGTAACGGAATTTAATCCGACAGAAAAAACAATTACTCTACATAATATTGTAGGTACATTTGCAACAGCCACAAATCTTAGAGGTAACACATCTAATGCTTTATATGTTGTAACATCTACAGATGTTCTTGGCGATCATGTATTCTATGATGATTATGACAATAAAGAAATACAGACAGAGGGCGCATTGTTTATAGACCTATCAGAAATTAATCCATTTGGAATGCCATAATGTTCGGAACACATTTCTATCATAAACTAATGAGAAAATATGTTGTGCTGTTTGGTACAATGTTTAACAATATCACACTTGTTCGTACAAACACAGATACAGGTACTGAGATTGAACGCATGAAAGTGCCTATTACATATGCACCAAAAGAAAAATATGTTACAAGACTTCGTGCTGATCCAGATTTGCAAAGACAGATACAAACTAGACTTCCTAGATTATCTTTTGAACTAACTGGAATTGCATATGATGTATCAAGAAAACAAAACTCATTATTAAAAGTAGCTAAGGGTGGTTCTGGTACAGCAGCCAAGTCTTCTTACATGGCTGTGCCTTATGACTTAACATTTGAACTTAACTTATACACTCGCAACATTGATGATGGCAATCAAATCATCGAACAAATTTTACCTT